ACCGCTAATCCTATTGCTTGAACATAACCTTGTGAAAAACCTAATTGACTATTATTAGGATCAAAGTTTTTAATACCTACATATATAGAAACTACATAAGAAGTATTTCCGCTTAAATTTGCAGTTGTTCCTAAAAGATGAGGTGATAAAGATTGTGTACCAGTTCTTACAAAACCTTGTTCTGATACTATAGTTCCGCTACTAGTTTTAACTTCTAAAACAGCAATACTTTCTTCATCTCCACCTACAGTTCCTACAGGATTACCTGAACAGTAAAATGCATAAGGTTTTGTGCCAGAAAATGAAGGTGTAGTAAAACTTTTATTTGCTAGTTGAAACAAAGTATATGTGCCATTATTATTAAAAGGACTACTTGATAAAAATGTAGTAAGACTTGTACCTTGACCATAATAGAAAGATATTACATTGTCAGTAGTTGTTCCGTTTGTTTTAGATCCTGTAGCTACGCCTATGTTACCTGCTGTGCCACTTATAGCAATGCCCGAAATACTTAGACTGTTAGCAGCTATTCTAGAGGCGTTTAAAGTACCTGCTGTTATATCATCGGCAGATATTGCACCAAAAACACCAGAAGTTGATGTTAAAGTATTAGCTGCTATTTCATTTGCAGTAATTGTATTAGCTGCAATTTTTGCAGCTGTTATTGCGTCAGTAGCTATCTTAGCCGTAGTTACACCATCGCTTGATCCTGTTGAATCAGCAATTGTTGGAGTAGTAACAGAACCATCTTGCAGATCATTTGTTTTAATTGGTTTATCAGCTATGCTAAATGTTAAAGTTGTTGCATTAGACTCTGTTCCGGTACTATTAAGCGCAGTAATACTTGCAACGTAATTTGATCCAATAGGTAAAAAATTAAGATCTGAAAAATGTTTATCTACTATTGTATTTAGTAATTGATTGCTACTGCTATCTACAATATTAACTCTATATTGATAATAAGGATAATCTGTAGGAACGTCCCAAGAAATAAAAGGTCTACCTGTTGATGATGAATTAGTATCAGTAAATGCTAAATTAGTTGGAGCTTTTACAGCAAAAATAGTAGGTAAATCCATTACGTCGTTTACGCTTTGTTGCGGTGGTACAGTCCAAGAGTAAACGTCAAAGTATTCTATAAGCACTACTCTGACTAAACCGTTTTCTTGTAATTCTAATTGAGCTACTCTCATAACTTTTCCACTTAAGCCAAAACCTGCTGCAGTAAAATCTACAATATCTCCTATATTTAGCTTATACATTTCTATCGTTCCTGTAAAAGAAACTGCCATTTGATTTCTTGATCTTGTTAATATACCCTTAGCTAGATTGAAGGCAATATAAGGATCTGTAACATGAGGAAACTGCGCAGTGATTTCTAGTTCTTCACCGCCATCGTCTGATGTAAAATTTGGACTAGCATTGTGCAAAGCTGTAATAGTATCTGGCTCAAAATCATTTTGTCCGTTTACAAATTCAACAACAACTTTATTTGCTCTTGCGTCTTTACTACCATAACTTATTTCCATCCCTTCTTTTCCAATAATATGATCATCTGTAATGCTAAATGTTGAGCTTCCTACGTTTTCAATATGTAATTCAAATTTTCCATCTACATAAACAAAAATACCTCTCATGCAAGCAAGTAATTCTTTAGCATTTTCTATTATGTTATTATCAGGATCAATTACGCCATTACAATGAAATTTTGGTATTAATGTATTTGCATTAGCAACTGAACCATCTATGTCATAATTTTGAGTAAGTGGGTGTTGTGAATCCCATACAACTACATATTTATTTGATGAAGCAAAAGGAAATTTATATTTATAAACCTCTGTAATTATTCTGTTATTAACTATAGTATTTCCGCCATTATCTTTTAAAATAATTTTTTCTCCGACTTTAAATTTTTTCCAATCGGAAAAATTATCGATAAAAGCAGAAGATAGTCCAGAAGTACCGGACCAAGCTACAGCAGATTCTGATCCGTTAAAGTCTGGTCCATTATTTGTATTATCACAAATATTTGCAGCTGCAGAAAAAGTAGTCATATTTATAACACTATCAGATAATCCTTTTCCATATTCGTCATTAGTAATGTAATCTAAAAAAGTTAAAGCAGGATTGTTTGACCATTCGTATGTAGAAGTATTACCAAATGTTTGTGAAGAGTCTCTTGGGTCATAAACTTTTTTTCCTTGTACTGTCACGGTTAGCTGAGGTACATTTCTAAACATTCCTTCCGTGTCGTAATGATATTTTGCCGCAATATACGCTATACCATTAAGTTTATGATTAGAAGTCCACTTTGATATAGAAGCATCTAACATTGGATCTACTGTTTGAGTTGCAGCTCCGTGATGTAAATTAAAAACCATTCTATAAACTCCAGTAGGATCAGTTCCTTCTCCTGAAACAGAGGTAATATTTCCTGATTGTGCAGCTGTATTTAAACTACCTGCACCAGACGATATTTTATCTGATCCAATATAGTAACCATCTTTAAATCTTTCAGAATTAGTTATTAAGTCGCCATCAATTCTTATGCTGTTTCTATTTATATTTTCTAGTTCACCAACTCCTAACGCATAAACAACAAACAAGTCTTTGTTTTCATTATTGCGCGTTTCCATATACACTATTTGTGCACCTACTCTTCTTGATCCGTATATAACGGGTATTCTTCCACCTGCAATGATCTTATTTGCCTTAATACCTTCTGTTTTTTGTTGTAAATTTTTAGCTTGATCTTTAGCGTCTAAGTAACCAGCTACTCCTGATGTAACACCTAATACAGCAGCTGCTATTAATAATGGAAAACCTATAGGACTACCTGCTAAAAAAGCAATACCTAATGCGGTTCCAACAATGCCAGCAGCTTCTCCAAGTTTTCTAAAAAAACTCATGCTTTACCCCATTTCAAATTAGGTTTAACTTCTGTTGCAAATTGTAAACCAAGATCTCCTGATGAAAAGTTTTGCTGTGATTCATCTGTATAGTATCTTCCTTTTTTTAGGGACCAGTTAGACCATTGAGTACTCACATTTAATTGTAAAATACTATTATCAATGTTTTCTTTGATGCTTACAGTGTCTATAAAACCTGTAAAATAATTTATTGCGCCTACAAATGAATTTGATGAATTTAAAAAACCTAAAAAAACTTCAACTTTTATATCTGTAAAATCTCCATTTTGTACTTGGCTCCTAACTTGATCAGAAACATTGCTAAAGCTTATACTCATACTTTCTACTTCTAATTTTCCTTTTTCTGATATTTGATCAACAGAGATCAATGAACCGCCTGCTTCGTAACTTTCTGAGTTAAAAGTAAGATCATAAGCCCAATTAGTAAGTCTGATCACAGTTCCGGTATGTAATTTTATAAGAAAAGCAATCTGTGTAGATTCGTTAGAAACTTCAGTTTGTAAGTCTGATGATAATGTTCTAGGCATTAAGTAATTACCTCTCTAACTTCAAAACTAATACTATATAAACCATTTGCGCTAGTTGTATACATAATTTCATTGCTAGAAAGATAAACTGTAAAAGATGGTTTATTGACGGTAACAGCTTCATTATTTGCTAGACTACTAACTAATGCCGGTGATATTAAAACTGTACATTCTCCTGATCCATTAGAATCTATATCTGACTGTACCATATACACCTTTGAATGATTAGCAAACTTTATAAGATCTCCTGCTTTTAAAACGCCAGATGTACTTGCGTCAAAACCATCTAAAACTATAGAAGCATCTCCAGAGGAATGTGCACCGTTGACTAAAATGTCTGTTTGTGTTCTGTTTGATCCTAAATTATCTGTAGGGTGTTGTATTGTAAAATTTTCAAAACCACCTTTTTGTTTTTGTAAAAAAGCAAATATACTTTGTGATTCTTCTTGAGTCATTGGTGGCATAGAAACTTGAAAAGAAAAATATTGAGATCCTATAAGTCTTGATGACTTTTTACCAGATAAAGTTTGATTTACTAAAACTGGTCTATTATCTTTAAAATTTAAAGTTCTAAAAGCAGGACTTGTAGGAAAAGCACCACTCATTACACAACACCCATTTTTCCATTATTGTGCATTGCATTATTAATTATTTGTGTAATAAGTTGTTTTCTAGATGCTAATAAAGAATCAAAACCTTGCGCGTCTACTGTATTTATATTAAAATTAACAGTTGTACCTCCAGATGTTTGTCCTTGCGTATGATCTATAACAGTTTCATTTGGGTGTAGTATTGCAGGAAAACCACCTTTTCCGTCAATTCCACCTGATCTTGATCCTGATCCTGTAAAACCACCCCCATCAAAACTTTTAAATGAAAAGTCAGGGATCATATTTGCAATAGGTCCAAGTATTGTTTTTCTGACAAAGATCCTTAAAATTTCTTTTATAACAAAATCACTAAAACTCTTAAAGCTTAATTTACCATTTTGCAAACTAGTTACTAAAGAATCTTCAAAAGATTTCATAGCGCCAACTAAACTACCTTTTATAACATTACTATCTTGTTCTAGTTGTTGTCTAAACTTTGCAAGAGGATCTAACATATCTGTTAAACCTGCCGCTATTTTTGCGAATGCACTATCTCCTTCTTTTCCAACTTCTGCTAATTTTAGTTGCGCCCCTGCAAAAGCATCTGCTAAAGCGTTAAAATCTTCTTCTGTAAATGCTACTGCATCACCAAACAAACCAAAAACAGTTCCAGCTCTTTGCATTATATTCATAAAATGCATAACACCAAAAGTAACGTTTTCTATAGCAAGTAAAACATCTATTGCTATAAGTCTTGCAAAAGCCGCAAAACCACCTTCAGCTCCTGCAATTTTTGTCATAAAAGCACCGAACTCAGTTGCAAGTTCCTGTAATACAGGTAAAAACGCCGCGGTTATGTTATTTGTTAATGCCTTAAATTGAAGTTGTATAACAGATAAGCTATCATTAAATTTTTGTGTTTTGTCTATAGTATTTTGATCTAAAACAATACCGAGTTTTTGTGCTCTTTCAATAAACTCTTCTAAACCTTGTGATCCATTTCTAAAAACCTCGCTCATCATTGCGCCAGCTCTTCCAAATAAATTTGCAAGAACCCTTGTTCTTTCCATGTCTGATCCTAAGTTTTGTACACCATCTGCGGTGTCCATTAGAATATCATCAAACGATCTAAGTGTTCCATCTGAATTTTTTATTTCTACGCCTAGATCTTTAAATATATCTGCTTGTGTTTTTAATCCTGAACCAGCATCACCAATTGATCTTGCAAATTTAACAAGTCCTTTTTGTGTTTGTTCTATAGAAGATCCTGATTCAATAGCAGCTAATTGAAATGCTTGCAAGGTCTTTGTCGTAATACCTGTCCGAAGTGCAGTTTTTCCTAATGTATCAATAAAATTGAATGATTTTCTAAAAACTACAACTAAAGCAGCTGCTAAACCACCTAATCCAAGTACTAATTTACCTATCGCTGCTCCAGCTCCTGCAGCAAACTTACCAACAGCTTTTAAACCTTTGTTTAAAGAAGAAAAAGCTTTTTGGCTTTTTGAAACAACCTCTAAAACTATTTGATATTTACTTTTTGCTAATGCCATTTTTATTTAT